ACCACTCACCCCCCAGCAGCGACGCAGCCCCCGGAGGCCACGGAGGGGCAAGGAGCGAGCCGCTGATGCAAATCAACGAAGCAACCAGCCTCCTCGAAGCATGGCAAATACGCATGGCACCCTCGCCGGCCCCATTCAAAGGCCACGACCGCGTCAAAGACGAATGGGTCAAACGCCTAGAACTAGCCAGCCAAGAACAAGCCCGAGCCGCATGGCGCAGCTGGCAAAACGCCGGCCACACCAAATGGCCAAACCTGTACCAACTCGAGGCGCTACTACAACGCCACGGCGGCGTCGGCACACTCAACGACTGCAGCATGTGCGACGACACAGGCTGGATCGAAGCACCCGAATACCAACACCACGGCCACACCTACACAGCCTGCCAACCATGCAGCTGCGACCACGGCAAAATGGTCGAACGCTCCACAATCTGGCGAGACCGCCCCATGCTATGCACCGGGTGCAACGGCAACGGCTGGCTAGCCGGCCACGACCCAACCGACGATGTCGAACTGTGCGCCATGTGCAACGGCGACGGCATCAGGCGGTGACCCAATGGCAAGACAACGCAGCCTGCCGAGGCCAAACACACCTGTTCTTCCCGACCACAGGCCAACACGGCCTAATCAAGAAAGCACGCAAACTGTGCGCCGGCTGCCCAGTAGCCAAACAATGCGCGCTCGAGGCAGCTGCGCTGCACAGCGTTGGCGAACTACACGGCGTATGGGCCGGCCAAACAATGAAGCAACGCGACCGCGAACACGGCCGGCACAGACGTGCATGGTGGACACATGACAACACCTGAAGAACGCGCTGCGGCTGCCGCCCGATCTAGAAAACGATGGGCACAAATGTCGCCAGAGAAAAAACAACAACGATTGCAACAACAGCGGGATTATGCGCGCGCAAAACGCAAACAACTAAAACGAGTCGACAAGCCACGCAAACGCAGCCAGTTCATCAACGGTGCACGATTGGAGCGTTACAACTTTGTGCTTCAGCTCAAGTTTGAGCGTGGGGCGTGCTGCGACTGCGGCCTAGAAGTAACCGAATGGAATCACCCGTGTATGGAATGGGATCACAGAAACCCATCACACAAAGAGTTCGAACTGTCTCGCGCTGGCAAAATGAAACTAAGCGCGGCCGAGATAAGACACGAAGCAGACAAGTGCGACCTTGTTTGTGCAAATTGTCACAGAATGAGAACTTACTGGGAGCGTCATCATGACCCGCAAACACGCGCTAACTCATTGGAACAACAAATGAGTCTGTTCGATGAGTGAGTACAGCCGTCGGATTTACGGTACCCAACGTTGGAAGAAACTCAGGGCGCAGGTCATCAAAGAAGAACCGACATGCCATTGGTGCCACGCACGACCCAGCACACAAGCCGACCACGTCATCGAGATCGACCGCGCCCCAGACCTCGCATACGACCGCGACAACCTCGTCGGATCCTGCCGGCCCTGCAACAGCAAACGTGGCAGCACCTACCAAGCCAAGAAAGCGGCTAGCAAAAAACAGAAAACAGTTTTTGGATCAACTCAAGGTGCCGCCCCGCCCCCACTCAGTTCCATATCCCCACAAGGTGCACAGCATGTGGACAGATCTGTGGATAACCAGCCAGATGCGGACGGATTCGGCAGGATCGAGCCGAGACTGGCCACGCCACGATTGGGGGACGAGACATTTGGCCCTGACGTAGCCGCGTGGGCTGCGCGCAACCTGCCCGGCGAACTGATGCCGTGGCAGCAGCTTGTTCTCGACGGCCAACTGGAACACGATGGCACCGGCCAGCTGCACCGCAGCGAATCGCTGGTCAGCGTCGGCCGGCAGAACGGCAAAAGCTACGCGCTGGGTGCGCTTGTCGGCTGGTGGGCGACTGAGATGCCACGCATAGCCGGGAGGCCCCAGCGGATCATCAGCACCGCACACAAACTTGACCGGGCTTTCGGCTTGTTCAAAGAACTGGCGCCGATCCTTGAGGCACGATTCGACGCCAAAGTCAACTGGTCATACGGCCGCAACTTTGTCGAGTTCAAAGACGGAACTATGTGGCACGTCAACGCGGCAACGCCACAGAACGCGCACGGCGCTACCTGCGACCTTGTCGTGATTGACGAAGTGTGGAACATCGGCCCCGACGTGATCTTCGACGCGTACCGGCCGACCATGACCGCGCGACCGAATCCGCTGATGTCGATGTGGTCAACGGCCGGCGACGAGGGATCCAAAGTCATGATGCAGCTGCGCGAGCAGGCGATCCAAGCGATCGACAACGACCGCACGTCGGCGCTGTACTTCGCAGAATGGTCGCCACCGCCCGGCAGCAACCTTGAGGATCCCAACACATGGGCGTGGGCCAACCCGGCGCTCGGCACCACAATCAACGCCGACCGGCTGCGACGCATGTCAGAAACACCGAACCGGCAGGCGTTCTACCGCGCCCATTGCAACGTGTGGATCAGCGCCAGCGCATCATGGCTACCGGCCGGCCATTGGGACAGCTGCCTCACATCCGACGCGATGCCGGCTGGTGGCTGGCTCGCAGTCGACAGCGACGTGACAGATCTGCGCTACACCGGCGTGCGCGTGGCGCCCGACGATCAAGGCCGGCTGCATGTCCACACCGAGTTCGTGGTGGACAACGCGAATGCGATGTGGGACGAGATTCACCGCGTACTCGAGGACGAAGCGGTGCAGCTCGCGTTGACACCTGGCTTCTATGCGCTGTGCCCACCGGAGCTGCTGCGACGCTGCAAAGACTTCGGCCAACGCGAAATGACGACGTTTACCGCCATCGTTCGCAACATGATCCTTGAGCGGCGCATCGTTCACCACGGCCAGCTTGCGCTCGCCGAACAAGTCAATCGCGCGGTGGCTGGCCGATCATCTGGCACCATCACGCTGTCATCACAGAAGTCGCCCGGCCCTATTGAGCAGACACGCTGCATGGTTGCTGCTGCCGGCTTCGCTGCACAGCCACAAGCAAAGATTCGCAAGCCAATGCTAGGTGTAGCCAAATAAATCACATGGGTGTGACTAGGCTGGGCGCGTGGGTCTGTTTCGATCGCGTACCGAGCCGGCGTTCGGCACCGCCTCCGTGCAGGCCGCCGCGGGCGCATCGCCCAGACCCGGCGCGCTGCAGTATTACGTCGTCGGCGCTAATACTGCGCGCGCCTTGTCTATCCCGACGGTGTCGCGCGCGGTCGGTCTCATCACCAGCATGATCGGCGGCCTCGACTTCCGCACCTACACCATGTCGTGGGATCCCGAAGTCGAACGCTACGAACGCATGTACATCCCCGGCGAATCGTGGATGACACGACCCGATCCAAACGTGACGCGCAACTTCATCATGGCGTCCACCGTTCAAGATCTGATGCTGCACGGCCGCGCGTTTTGGTACGTCACAAGCCGATACAACACCGGCTTCCCGGCATCGTTCACATGGCTGCCAGCCGACAACGTCGCCACCCTTGACCAAGCCGGCCCTGAATGGTTCGGGCCATCGCACGACATCCAATTCAACGGTGTCGACATTGACGCCGACAACGTCGTCCAGTTCCTCAGCCCAGTCAACGGGATGCTGTGGACTGGTAACCGTGCCATCCAGATCGCCTACGAGCTGGACGAGGCCGCGCGCCGGTACGCCAGCAACGGCGGCGGCATCGCCTCCGGTTATCTGCAGCAGGTCGACGGCGAACCGATGGGCGGCGACGACCTCGCCGAACTTGCCAGCGCATGGTCAGAAGCACGCGGCAACCTTGCCGTTGGCGCGCTCAATCAGCACGTCAAGTTCATTGAGTTCGGGCAAGACCCCAGCAAGTTACAACTCATGGACGCCCGTCAGCACAGCGCCGTCGAGCTGGCGCGCGTATTCCAGGTACCCGCGTGGCTTGTCAATGTGGCAATCGGTGGAATGACCTACCAAAACAGCCAGCAGGCACGGCAGGATCTGTACCTGTTCGGCGCCAAACCGTACGTCGACTGCATCGAACAGACTCTCAGCCTTGACACCGTCGTCGCGCGCGGCAAACACATCGAGTTGGATATCGGCGCCTATCTCCAAGAAGCCGAATACCCGGCAAGTATCATCCGCGAGAACGAGGACACACCAGCATGATCCGATTCACCGCCCAATCCGTCACCCTTGACGCCGCTGCCGGCGAAGCCGACACACCGCGCACCATCAGCGGTATCGCTGTCCCCTATGGCGAGACCGCGACCGTGTCCACCGGCCAGCAGGTACGCATCGAACAAGGCGCGCTACCAATCGACGGCCCCGCGCCACGGCTGCTCGAGTCGCACGACCCGAGCCGCATCGTCGGCCTTGTCACCGCACGCGAGGACACCGACGCCGGCATGTTGTTCACCGCCGAGATCGCCCGCACCGCAGCCGGCAACGACCTAGTCGAACTGGTCAAAATGGGCGCGCTTGACTCGGTGAGCATTGGCATCGAAGCCCTTGATTACGAAATGGACGGCCCCACCATGGTCGTCAAAGCCGCCGACTGGCAGGAACTGTCCGTCGTCTACCAGCCAGCGTTCGCTGGCGCCACCATCAGCGAAATCGCCGCACAAGCGGAGACCGCACCCGACCCAACCCCAGAGGAGACCCAAGTGTCCGAAGAAATCCAGCCCGAAGTGGTCGAGGCCGCCAAGCCCGAAGCCACCATCCCAACCCAGCCGATCTACGCGCAGCCCGCGAAGCAGTTCAAGCTTCCATCGGCCGCCGAGTGGATCAGCGCCGCGCTCATCGGTGGCCATGACTGGCATCAGATGAACGAGAACATCCGCGCTGCTGCGCCTGATGTGACCACCACCAACAACGACGGCATCCTGCCTGAGCCAATCGTCGGCCCGGTGTACAACGACTACCTCGGCATCCGCCCCGTGGTGGACGCGTTCGGTGTGAAGGCCATGCCGGCCAGCGGCAAGGTGTTTATCCGCCCGTCGGTGTCGACGCACACGTCGATGGCTGCCCAGTCGGCCGAACTCGCCGCGCTCCAGACCGGCGAGTTCCAGGTGCAAGAGAACCAGGTCACCAAGTCCAGCTACGGCGGCTACGTCACCGTGTCTGAGCAGGTCATCGACTGGTCGTCACCCGAGATCATTAACTTGATCCTCGAAGACATGGGCCGCGTGTACGGCCAAACGACCGACAACGTCGCAGCTGACGCGCTCGTCGCTGGCGCCACCACGACCGGCAACTTCACCGCTGCCAACAAGGGCGACCCCACCGATTGGCTTACCTGGCTGTACGCCAACGCCGCGTACATCTTGGAGAACGCCGGCAACGGCGGCCACCTGCCCACCCACCTGTTCGTGTCGGCCGGCAACTGGGAAGCCCTCGGCAAGCTCGAGGACAGCTCCGGTCGCCCGTTGTTCCCGCAGGTCGGCCCGATGAACGCGTTCGGCACGACCAGCCCCGGCACCAGCAACTTCGTGGCGTTCGGCCTGCAGGTCGTCGTTGACACGAACTTCGACAACGCCGGCAACGGCAC